AAAACTATAAGAAAGTGTTTAGATTCAGTATTATCTCAAACATTTACTGATTATGAAGTTATTATAGTTGATGATATGAGTACCGATAACTCGGTTAATATAATTAAAGAATATAAAGATGATAGAATAAAATTAATGGAACTAAACTTTAAAGCATATAATGGTGGTACACGAAATATAGGTGTATTTAATGCAATAGGAAATTATATTCTATTCTTAGATTGTGATGATTGGATTTATTCAAAAGATAGTCTAAAAGCAATATATGAAGTGTCTAGTATATCAAAAAGTGATTTAATAAGATTACCTTATGTAGCACATAAAAATGGTGGAGAAGGTAAAATAATGCTAAAAGAAAAAACAATAAAAGATATGGCACATACAGTATTTGTTGCACCCTGGACTAAATGTATTAAAAAAGATAAATTTGTTGAGTTCCCTGAAAATACATTATTAGAAGATGTAGTTCAACATATAGCACAAATAGATAATATAGAAACAATATCAGTATGTAAAACACCTTATGCAGTATGGAATAGAGATAATGCAAACGCAATTAGTTCTGATACTGCTAGATATGATGAAAACTCAAAGAGATATTCTTCAGTATATAGAAATGTTGCCGATTTAATAGATTTACAATTAAATAATGAAGAATGTAAGAAAGAAAGACGAAATAGAATAAATGCTTATAAAATTATAATTAAAGAAGATAAAATATTGAATCTAATTAATGGTGGAGAAAATCAATGAAAATAGTATTTTATATGTATAAATTAAATGCCATAGGTGGAGTTGAATCATTCCTTTACTACCTAGCAAAGAAATATCATAATTTTATTGTATATTATTCAGAAGCAGACAAAGAACAGGTTAAAAGATTATCTCAATATGTAGAAGTAAGAAAATATACAAAACCTATTAAATGTGATAGGTTTTTTTGCAATTATAAATGTGATATAGAAGTAGAAGCTAAAGAAAAATATCATATTATACATTACGATCCATTGAATGTAGGCTTTGGTACTTTTTATGAAGAAGGTTGGAAATACATAGGAGTTAGTGAAGTTGCTTGTAAAGGCTTTAAAGAAATAACAGGACACGATATAGAATTGATATATAATCCAGTAGTAATAGATAAACCTAAAGTTAAAAAATTAGAAGGATTAAACCTTATTAGTGCAACAAGATTAACAAGTGAAAAAGGTGGAGATAGAATATGTAAACTTGCTAGAGCATTAGATTTAGCAGGAATAAACTATCATTGGAAAATATATACAAATAAAAGATTCTTATGTAATAGTAAAAATGTAGAAGTATTACCACAACAATTAGATTTAAGAAAAGAAGTTGCTGAAAGCAGTTATTTAGTACAATTATCAAGTTGTGAAAGTTTTGGTTTATCAGTATGTGAAAGTCTGATATTAGGAACACCAGTAATAGTCACTGACCTAGAAGCATTTCACGAAATAGGTGTTAACAACGAGAATGGTATTTTTATCGATTTAGAGATGAAAAACATTCCGATAGATGAAATAGTCAAAAGGAAGAAAAAAGTGTCTTATATGCCACCAAAAGAGTGTTGGAATAAGTATCTTAACGAAAACACTGATTATAACCCAAATATCAGTGTGGAAGTAAAAATATTAAAAAGAGTATATTTAGTAGAAGAAGATTTACATTTAAGAAGAAACGATATTATACAAATACCTAAGTCAAGAGCTAGTGAGTTAGAATGTCAAGACTTGGTAGAAATAATTGAAAATTGACTTTTTAGTAAAAATATGCTAGTATGTTGATAATACAAGGAGTGTATATAATCTAGGAAGGAAGATCGAGTGTGTATAATGAAGATTTAATATTAGAACTTGGAAGAAAAGTAAAAAAGGGAGAACTTAGTTGGCAAAAGGCAACTCAGGAATATAATCGTATAATGAATGACAACAGAAGTGCCGAAGGTATAAGATACAAGTATAATAGCCTTAATGACGACTTTGAAAAACCAAAAGAAGATGTAGAAAGCGAAACACATTTTGCTGATGGAACTATTACATTAGAAAAGTCGTTTACGAGTAAGAATAAAAACTTATCTCAAAACGATATATTAGAGATGTATGGTTATAAAGTAAGTGAGTGGGAGATACTTAATTGGACTTTCAATAAGTGGGGCAAAGATGGAGAACTTAATTATCAATTTAAGTGCAAATTAAGACCAAAACAACATTTAACTATACAAGATACTATTGAAGTAGCAAAAGAGTTAATAGGAAACGATATAAAACCATTTAAAGTTGAATCAACAAAGAAGAATAAAACATTAAATGATGATCGTGGAATATTTTGTAATATAGTAGACTTACATATAGACAGAAGATGTTATGCAAGTGCTACTGGAGTAGACTACGATATAGAAAAATCAGAAGAGATATTTAATAAGATTATAGATGGATTAATTAAATGGCAAGAAGTAGAAAGAGTAGGACATTTATTCTATACAATAGGAAATGACTTCTTTAATTATGATAATGTAAACGGAACTACTTCAAAAGGAACACCATTAGTAGACGCAAATTATAGAGATATGTATAAAAAAGGATTAGAGCTACAAATAAAAGCATTAAAGACATTTAAGAAATACTTTAATCAAATACATTGCTTTTTAGTAGCAGGTAATCACGATGAAATATTAGACTATACTTTATACTTACATTTACAACAAATGTTTAGTGAAGATAGACAATATATATTTGATGAAGATTATAAAAAGGTAAAAGCATTTATGTTCGGAGATAACGCAATATTCTTATCACACGGAGATATACCAGCAAAGAAGTTAACAAATGCTTTACCAGATATGTTCCCTAAATTATGGGGAGATAGTAAATATAGATATTATTTTCAGGGACACTATCATTCTAATATGGAAGATAAAAAGACAATGCCAGGATTAAAGAGAATACAACAAGATACAATGATACCTACTGATATGTATGAGTACAATGGTGGGTATATAAATACTATTAAAGAACAAGAACTATATGAGTTTGATAAACATAACGGAGAAATAGGAACAAGAATATTAAGGTAGGTAATATGAAAATAAATATTATCAAAATAATAAAAGAGATTAAAAGAATAAAAGAAGAAAACAAAATGTTAAGAAGAAAACTTCAACTAATGGAAAATTTATATGATAAAAAAGCAAAAGATATAAAATATAAAGAATAAAGGTGGTGGAAAAGGTGGCAGGTGTAGATAATTTAATACCAATGAGTGAACGAAGCAAAGAAGAAGCAAGAGAACTTGGAAGAAAAGGTGGCATAGCGTCAGGTGTAGCAAGAAAAGAAAAAGCCACCTTAAGAAAAACCTTAGAACAATTACTTGATACAGTACCTAAGAGTGAATCTAATCCTGAAGGTAAAACATTTAGAGAACTAACAACAGAAGGATTAATGATAGGTGCTATAAATGGTAAAGCTGAGAATTACAAAATAATGGCACAAATGTTAGGAGAAATGGAAGAAGAACAAAATACTGAAACTCCAAGTGTCACTATTACAGTAGTAGATAATTCAAATCTTGAAAAGGCAATGTATGAAGAAAAAGATTCATAATAGAGAATTGACTTATAAATTGTTTGAGAAACCACCTACTACGAATAAAGAAAAGAAAATAGGAGATATATGGTTTGCTAAAGTACCTTATCACGAAAAAGGTAATTGGTATAAACCAAGACCAGTATTAATAGTAGATTATGTAGGAGATAAATACCTATGTAAGAAGATAACTTCTAAATATAGACCTGGAAGAAAGAAAATAAAAGTAGACGGACAAATCAGTTATGTTAGTTATTATATAACATTAAATGAATATAACTTTTATAGTTTGAAACAAAGGGGTGTAAATGTTGAAGATTATATTCAATCATAAGTTCCCTAACTGGAATGATATAATAAATACAGATAGATATAATAAATATGCAGGAGCAAAACTAAAGAAGAAAGAAATGGAAGTAGCTTCTATATATTTGAGAAATATACCTAAGATAGAAAAATACCCTATAAAGATAAATTGTATTTGGTATGTAAAAAATATCAATAGTGATTTAGATAATAAGTGTATAAAACCTATACTCGATCAAATGCAACAAATGGGTATTTTAGAAAATGATAATATAAAGCATATAAATGAAATAAATCATAAAGCAATTAAAAGTGATAGTGATTATTTAGAAATGGAGATAATAGAGAATGAAGTTTGTTAAAGTTGGTAAAAACTATTTAATTAAAAATAGTAATGGTAAGATAGTAAGTGAAAAAGAAAAACTAGAATTAGAAAATAAAGAATTAGTTATTCAAGACATTAAATCAGAAGGTTGCGTAAAAGAAATAACTAAAAAGATAAGTAAAAATAAAAAGAGAATTAAGGAAATAGAAAAAGAAACTGCACTAGAAGAAAAGGTGCAAGATGAAGAAAAGCAAGAAACAATTTAATTTATATGAAGATATAATAAGTCCAAATATACCTGAAATAAGTGTTCTAGGAAGTACACAAAGTGGTAAAACCTATGATATATGTGACGCAATTATAAAGTATTCACAAAACTTATATGAGTATGAAAAGGAACAAAGAAAGAATCCAGATTATACACCAAGAAAGTATTATGGTGGAATAATAGGTTGGACTACTGATACATTAAATGGAAATATAGTAGAGAACTTTAAAGATATATTAGAGAACGAATATCACTTTAGAGAAGGTAGAGATTACGAGTTAAAGTTTGGTAATAATGAGAAATACCTTCAAATATATGGAATAAAATATTTCTTCTTCGGATTCAATAACTATTTAGCTTTTAATAAAATACTAGGTAAACCATTAATATTCGTATGGGTAGATGAAAGTGCAAGAATATATAGTTCGGCACAATTAAGACCTACATTTGATGAAATACCTGGTAGACAAATGTCATTTGCAGGACACCCATATTATAAGAGAATAGATAGTTTCAATGTAGAAGGTGGTAAAAACCACCCATATAAGAAGAAATATATAGATGATAGTGATTGGAAGAAATATGTATTTTACCCTTACGATAACCCTGTATTAGATACAGAAGAAAAGATAAGAAAAGCAGTACATTCTTTCCCACCTGGTAATCTAAGAAAACAAAAAGTATTTTGTGAATGGGTGACAGCCGAAGGTAAAGTATTTAATCATATTCAAACTGTATCAGAAGAAGAATTTAAAAGAGATTTCATAATTCGTGAAATAGGTATAGGCTGTGACTATGGTTCGGTTAACCCTACAACATTTTGTGGTTTAGCATTATGCCAAAATACAACTAATGGTAATTGGGAGTTAGTTCTGATAGATAATTACTACCACGATCCAAAAGTAGAAGGAGATACACCTACTACTGAATATTATAGTAGACAATTAAAAGCATTTGTAGATATGCTACACGATAAATATAAGTATGTTCCAGTAAATACACTTACAATAGATAGTGAAGCTTCACACTTTAGTAATAGACTAGATGTGGACGGAATAAGACACGAACTTGCTAAAAAGAATAATATGAGTGTAGATGAATCAGTACAACTTATGCAAAGTTTATTCTATACTGGAATATTAAAAGTATTAAAATGTGATTCAATAAGATATTTTCAAAACGGACAACCAGTGTATCGTGGAATGAATGTAGGATTAGATGAACTAGAAAGTTATCACTATGATAAATTAAAAAGTGAAACATCTGGAACAAATAGTTATGTAAAAGAATACGATCATTATGTAGATGGTAGTAGATATATAATAATGGAGTTTAAACTTACAGGAAGATGTCCTGAAGTGTAGGAGAATATATGGTAATAAAATGTAAGAAAACAAAAAGATTTCTATGTGAAATAAATTATGACAAAATAATTGCACTTCTTGAAAAAATGGGAGTAGAGATGGAACAACCACTTGAACTTATAATACCGTGTAAGAATTGCAAGACAAGTGAAATATACCATATTTATAAAGACCATTATGTATTTAAAGGGAACGATGAAAAGAAATGATCGTTTCTTTTTTATTTATTAAAAAACTTTACAAAGATGTCGAAAAAGTATTGAATTGTTAGTTAATATATGGTATATTATATATGTAATCAAGAGAGATTACTAGAAAGAAAGAAGGTTAAAAAATGGAAAGAGAAAGAATTGAAGAAATTCAAAGAGCGTATAGTGACGCAGAAGAAATACTAAGTGAAATTGATAAGGTAAATTCAATTAAAGACATTAATGGTTTAATTGAAGACAACAATTTCAAACAATTAACAGGTTGGTTTGATTTAGAAACTTACCCAGAAAATGAAAAAGTCGATGAAGAAGGACTTAAAGAAATTAAAGAAGAAGTTAAAAATAGTCTTGAAGATTTAATTTCTTGGATTGATGATATGCTTGGTTAAGCATATCTTTTCTTTTGTTCGGCTATACGAACATTAGTTTAGTAAATATTTTTTAATAAATGATAAATTTTTGTTGACAATAGAACAAATGTATGGTAGTATAATTAGTATAGAAGTGCAGTGTATTTGACCGATAAGGTGCAAATGGAAGCATAAGGAGAAATAACCTTATGCTTTTTTTGTTAGGAGAAATCAATGAAAAAGATTACTAAATTCGTTAAGAAATACTATAAACGATTAAAAAAGTCTATTAAAAGATATTCAGATCGTTGGACTTTATATTTATATTACAATGGTTTATTAGTAAAGAAATTAAAGATAGATAAAAACGAAGCACCTGATAAAAATACATATTGCATAACTTTTAGAAACAAGAACATTGGTAAAGGCAAAATCAGTATTATAGCAAGACCAATAACAATTTTGAGAAATGATGAAAAACATAAAAAGACTTATTGGGGAATAATAAATGAAACTGGAGTAAGACCAGAAGAATAGGAGATAACAAATGAAAGGTAAATTAAGACAATTTAATCCACTTCAAGCTCCTTATATCAAAGTTAGAGTTAAGACTACACAACCAGGAATAACAAATGGTAAGCCAAACATTAAAGAAGAAGAAAAATATGTTCTAGCACCTAGTGCAAAAAAAATAGGAACATATATTAAGAATCAATTGTTTGGTAGTGATTTATTAACACAAACAGAAGGATTAGATATAAATTGGTTAATGCCTACACTAAGTAAAGCATTAGAGTTATCAGTTTATGAAAAGGAGAGTTTTGTATATATTCATTTATTTGATAATCAAGTATATCTTGAATGTATCAATAAATGTAATATTCACAACTTAGTACAAGAATACGATCGTATTAAAGAATGTGACATTATACAAGACTTTGAAGCAGGAGAATACGATTATTCATTAAATAGACATATAGAAATATCTGATGGCAAAACAAATATGATATTAACTGCTTTCAAGAAAGAAAAAAGAGAAGAAGAATATCACGAAATCACTATTAATGAATTTAATACAATAATGGGTACTGATTATATGAGAGTATATTTATTACCTTATGAAGTATTAGTAAACATTGATATAGGACAAGAATTCTTCAAAGACAGTGAAAAATTCTTAAATGAAGAAATGGAAGTATATAACACATTATGTGAAGAAGTTGAAAAGACTAAAACAAGAATAGTCACAAGTCAACATTATCAAACAAATGATATATATGGTAAATGGACGCCTGGAAATAATATGTATAATGTTCATACTATTAAAGTAAATGGAATAGATGATTTATTTACATTAATGCCAGGAGATAAAGACCACCAATTCTTCGAACACCTACAAGGTAATTTAAGACAAAATGATTATATAGATATATTCAAATTTTGTGATTATCAAATAATTCAATTAGCAAATTTAAGTCCTGCAAGTTTTGGTTATGAAAAAGATAATTACCAAAATGTAGCAAGTGTAGATTTATCAATGAATTTAACTGAAATGACAATAGAAGCTATTAAGAAACAAGTAGAGCCACAAATAAATAGATTAATTGAAAATATAATCAAATTACAAGAAGCAAAGAAAATACAAAAGAATAAAATTCCAAATGATATTCAATGGGATTATGGTAATAACGAAAAACTTGATGATGATAAAAAGATTAGAACATTAAAACAAGTTGAAAGTGTTATTGATATTCCGTATGAAACTAGAGCCAAAATAGTGACACCTATTATAAATAAATTAATAGATGAAAAAGTGACTAATGATGATCTAGTTAAAGAATATAAGAAAGAAAAAGAAAGTTTAAAGGTAGTGTATGAAGAATTCTAGTTTTATAGCCGAAAGTGTATTTGAAATGAATTTATATTATACCCGTAAACAAAACCAAACAAAAGAATTATTCTTTAAATGTTTGAATGAAGGTAAATCAGAAGAATACTTTAAAGAAGAATTAGAAAAAATATGGGGTAAAGATAATAGTGAGTATATAGAAAATCAAATAACTATATTTAGAGAACAAATTCATAAACAAAACACAGGTTTAAAACTAGGAACAATTACATTAGTTGGTTTAGGAGTTATCAAACTAATTAATGATACCAATAAACAATTCTTAAAAAAGAAGATAAAGGAATACACAATAAGAAGTGAAAGTCCTTTATTAGAAACCGATAAACAAGACTATTTAAAAAAATTAGTACCTAAATATACAAGTGATACAGTACCATATTTCAGTAATGGTAAATTAATAAGAGAAGTAAAACCTAGTACCTATAATTCAATGAGTTATAACACAACATTAACTCGTAATGGTTGGGTACAAACATTAAATGACGGACAGGAATTAAGGCAAATGTTATTTTATATACCATTTCACAATTTTAGTTGTCCGCATTGTATGCAGTATCAAGAAAGAATATTAACTTATGATGAAGCAAAAAGATATTTGAATGATACCGAAGAAGGTGCTACTGAAATCCTACACCCTAATTGTAAATGCACTTTATCATTTTATAACAATAATAAATTAAAGAGCATAGATTATGGTAAAGGAGAAGAAGAATATCATATCAGACAAAAAGTAAATAGTTTAACACTTTCTAAAAGTGAAATAAACACTGATATAAGAATACAAAAGTATTTAGGCAATCAAGATAAGGTTGATGAGTTAAATGCTCGTAGAAATGCTTTAAATAAGCAAATAAGAGACCTTAAAAGTCAGTTAGACACTGATGAAAAACAAAAGCAAGTAGTTGCAATAAAAAGAATTAAGTAAGTGCTATCGTTTTTTGATAGCACAGGGTAGTTGTATCTTTCCTTTTTTCAATATGACTGCCCTGTGGTGTTAAAAAGCACCAATGCACTTCTAAATAGTCGACAAAGTAGAAGGAGAAAAAAGTATGGACATTAGTAAATATGTCACAAACAAAGAGTTGTCAATCTCTAATGATGATATTAACATCGACAAATTGACAAAAGATATTAGAAAGGGTTATGTATCTAGTGAAGAAGTAGAATCAGAAAGAAACTCAGCAGTTAAAGAAATCAACGATAAATACGCACAACTAGAAAATGATTACAATAAACTAAAGAGTTCTTATGATGATATAGAAGCACGAAATACACAATTCGTATCTAATGAAAAGAAACTTAAACTTGATGTTGAAATGGTTAGTCAAGGATTCAAAAAGGAACAATTTGAAGAAGTAAGAACATTAAGAGATACTTTATTCAAAGATGAAGCTGATGATTCAAAAGCAATTGGTTTAATCAAAGATAAGTATAAAGCAACTTATTTTCCAGATGAAGAAAAACAAGTTGTTGTTCCTGAAGAATTAGGTTTTGGAAATGCTCCAAAAGAAAAAGAGCCAGTGAAAGTCACAAGAAACACAAGATTAAGTGATTTATTAATTAAATAAAAAGGGAGAAAAAGATTATGAATTTTACAGAAATTAACTTAGATTTACAAGGTGTAGCAAAGAGAATCTATGAATCATTACTTTATAGAAGTTCTTTCTACAAAATGTTAAATCCAAACTACATTGGAGAAATTAGAAGAACAGGAACTCCAATGATCGAAGTATTAAAATCACAAGACACACAAGTAAACATAAGAGAAACAAAAGAAATTGCTAACGCAATTACTCCAAGTTTACAAGGTTATTCATCAATTAAAGTTGATTTAACTGAATTACCTATGGATTATTCTATTAGAATTCCAGTATTAGTTGCAGGTAGCAACATTATGGGTACTTTAGAAGATGCTATGGACAAGAAAGACCAAGCAGTTGCTAAAGCTATCGATACTTACGGATTTGGAAAACTTGAAACTTCAGTAGAAACTGAAAGAAAGTTTGCTCCAGATACTAAAGAAGAATATATTGATGAATTAAATGCTATTAAAGCAGTATTATTCAACAAAAATGTATATGAAGATTATAGATTAGCATTAAGTGCTACTGAATATGCAAAATTAATCTCAGCATTAACTTCAGTTATTAAATATGAAACTGCTGTTGGTGTTAAAGGTGTAGATATGGGTACTGTATCAGAAGCATACGGAATTGAAATCTTCCCAGTAAACGATTCAGTTTTAGGAGATGTTAAAGGTTATGCTTTCAACCCTAGAGCAGTAGTTGGAGATTCATTCTTCGATTCAATGCAATTATTTAACGGAAATTACCCAGGTTTCCCAGGATACTTCGTTATCGAATCTAATATTTTATTCGGTGCTGAAGTTGTAGAACAAAACGCTATTATTAAATTAGTAGAAGAAGTATCTGCATAATAAAAAGTGAAAGGGGTGTCACATTATGACATATTTCACAAAAGAAGAATTTAAAAGCAAGTATGATTTAAATGTTCAAGATTGGCAAATAGAAAATGCTTGTGAAATGATATATTCTCAAATTGGTTTGAGATATAGAGAAGAATGGGACGAAACAAATTGTCCTGAACCAATCAAAAGAGCAAGTATGGAACAATTAAGATTTATTCTTGAATATGATATACCATTAATAGATAATCGTGGAGTAATCAAAGCAGGACAAATGGAAAGTGATTTAAAAACTGACTATTCTACTCTTGCTTTGAGAATACTTGCTAATAACGGTTATTTATATCGTGGAAATCCAATAAATTCAAATATGAGTATAAGAATACCTTTTAATTAAAAATGTTTAATATAAATGGTTTAAATGCTACTCTAATTCAAAATAATCGTGGTACATCAACTTATTATGATGACCAAGATAAAAAAGAGGTAGAAATAAAAGTTTGTCCTTATAATTCAGACCAAATAGTAAGATTTGGAATTGATACAACAAGTGAAGCAAAAGGTTATTTCATTGTTAAAGCTGATACAAATGTTCGAGAAGGGGACGAACTTATATTCAATGGAAAGAAATACTCAATAATTGAAGTTCACGATAATTGGATTTGGAATAAAATTGCAAACTTAATATTGGTAGTAAAATGAATATTGATATTGAAATTATTAAGGGAATTCCAGAACAACAAATAGAACAATTTACTGATAGAGTAATTTATAATACTGCGGTATTAACTAGAGAAGAAACAAAATCTCTTAATGCTTTTCCACAATTAAGTGGAACTTTGATGAGAGAAGAATTGGCACAACAAATAATTGGAAGTAATAAAGAATACGGGTTGGCTGGCGGTACTTCTTATGCAAAGGCAGTATATGATTACGAAAATGTAAATTGGACTAATAAATCTACTTTACCACATTGGTATAAGTCAGTATTTGATAAATCTGGAGATATGATTATTAACAACTCTATCACACGATCATTGAAAGGACTTAAATGAATTCAAACGATATTAAAAACAAGAATTTAGTTTTATGTGATTTTATAGCCGACTTAACTAACAAAAAATATAAAGTTAAGCCTGAATATTCAACAAGTAATAAAGATAACGAAAATGTAATAGTTATACAAGAACAAAGTGGAGAAAAAATAGTATTTTTTGATAACCCTAGTTTATATAATTATTACAATGTAGAAATATTTGCAAATTCTATTCAAGAAGCTAAAGATACAAGTGTAGAAATTGGCAACTTAATAGGAGAAAATATATATTTTGATTGGAAAAACCAAAAATGGCAAATAATGGTAAAACAATTTAGTAATCCTAGAACAATTGCTTATGAAGATATTCGTAGAGTTTCATACACTATGACTTTACAAGTAATAATAAATAGGATTGCATAGAAAGGATTAAATATGAATTGGTTTATTAACAATAGAGAACTTATCAAAAATCTAGCAATAAACACAGGAACTACTTCAAATCCTACATTTACTAAAATTTGTACTACTTCAGAAGTACAAGTTGCTACTGATTTAGAAACAAAAGATTTCTATGTATTCTGTGACGCATTAAAAAGACAAATTGTCACAGGTGCTAGCGTAGGATTAAATGGTACACTTAAAATAGATGTTAATAATGACGGAGATATTGCTTTATTAGATAAAGTTCATACTCTTATTGGAGAAGGAGAAATTTCTCAATTCACTAATGTAGAAATTGAATTTGACTTATTAAGTGGTGTTAACAATGGTGTATTAGAATATACTACTTATAGAGCAACTGCAACATTAAGTCTATCAGACATTGGTGGTAATGCAGAAGATGAAGGAGAAATGAGTTTCGAATTAACATTAATCGGAACTGCTACTGAAGTTGCTTCTGCTTAATCCTT